GGCGCTGCCGGTCATGGCCTGGTATTGGGAGGTGAGGTCTTGCAGGCGGGCGCTGACCTCGAACAGCTTTTGCGCCGCTGAACTCAGAAAATCAAAGCTGAGATAGGCGGCAATCAGGGTGCCGACCTTCTTGGCGGTTTCTCCGAGCTGATCGACCTGGCGTTCCACGCCTTGAGTGCCGTCGATGGCGGCGCGGCCATCGGCGGTGATGCGGATCCGCAGTTCGAGGTCTTGGGCCATGGCGGGTTACTCGCGGTGTTCGGCAAAGACCGCCAGCGCGGCCTGTTCCATGATTTGGATCCCGGCGAACACCGTAGCGCGCGCGGGGCGGGGCACGGTCAGGCGCAGCACGGTTTCGACGGCGCCGTAGTCCAGGCCGGTGCGCACCCCGGCCAATCCGGCCCGCCGCCATTGAGTGGCGCAGGCCAGAAAGGCGCACACCGTGGCCTCGTGTTCCGGCCAGACCTCCACTTCGGGATCCGGATCCGGCGCGGGGGCGTCCAGGCCAAAGAACGCGGCGTCGGCGTCCGTGTCATCCCGGCCCGCGCCCCGACTCGGGCGAGCCCAGGCCCGGGCCGCGTCTTCTAGTTTTTTACGGCGGCCTTCTTTTTCTCGAACAGGGCGTCGAGCAGGGCGATGCGCACTTCGGTGATGTTGAGCAGGGCGTCGCGATGCTCGGGGGTGAACGGAATCGGCACCCCCTCTTCGTCGGTGACCCCTTCCCAGCCGAGCAGGAGTTCAACAAAGAACTCGTTTTCACGGGCGTAGCGCTCTCTGCTGTCCTGCTCCTTTTCAATCAGCGTGTCTATCCGCGCGCGAAATTCGTCGTCGGGCAGTTTCTTGAAATGGCCGATGAAGGTGTGGGTTTTCCAGCGCCCCGGTTTTTGCGGGTCGGGGGCGTTGACGTTGACGGTCCAGTTGTAGGTGGCTTTCTGGGTGATGACAAAGGCCATGAGTTGGGGTTCCGTAGAGTGAAGAATGAAGGAGGAGGCTACTTGGCGACGATGAGCAGCTCATCATCCCCGGCATTCGGGGTGAGGTTGAGCTTCAAATCCAGCATCAACACGCCGTTACTGTCGCTGTAACTGGGGCTTAAAAGCTGCACTTTCGGGGCATCGATCTGGATGATCGAACCGGCGGTGGTGCCGTGGATCAGTTGCAGCGCGCCCAGGGCGCTGCCGTTGACCAGGGTGTGAAAGTCCTTGGTGGCCAGGGCCTGCTCTTCCAGGCTGACGCTGCCGCTGGGCTTGCGGTCCACCAGTTGCACCGATTCTTCGCCGATCACGTTGCGGTAGGTGATTTCGTTGGCGACGTCGATGTCGAACTTTTCCACGGTGGCGGAAAAGCCGTGCAGGGTGAACGTCGGGGTATTGGCCTTGTTGACGCCCAGCGGGGTCTGGAATGCGCTCAGGGTCGGCGTGGGCAGGGCGGTGTCGCTGGGCGCGTTGCGCAGCCCGGTGAAGGTGAAATTCATCAGCGGCAGGCCGCCCGGCGCCAGGCTGAAACTGACCGTGCCGCGCGCGCCGGTCAGCTTGTGCAGCAGGCCGTCGATGTGGAAATACAGGGTGCAGGATTTGAAGCCGGTCGAGACCGGGGCGTAGGTGACCGAGGTCCCGGCGCTGATCGTTTCGCCGAAGCCGCAGGCTTGCAGCAGCGGTCCCCAGGCCGGGGCGGTGCCGGCGGTGCCGGAACTGGCCAGCTCCACCCCGAAACTGAGGGTGGTGTACGGGGCGACATGGATCGCCACATCGCCGCCCAGAATCGGGCGGTCGACGTTGCGCTCCACCGTGTTGCCTTGCATCAGGTTGATGGTCAGGTCTTTGGTCAGAATGGCATTGGCCGCCCCGTCCGGGGTCGGGTCCAGGCCGTAGGTGACTTCGGTTTTCGCGAGCAACACTTTCTTGCGGTAGAGCTTGGCCATGGCTAAACAGCCCTCACGGTGTAACGGGTTTGAAATTGGTCCTGCCAGAACAGCAGGCTGTTGACGAACTGCACCAGGCCGCCGCTGTGAAAACTGAACGGCTCGGCGCTGGGGTCGGGGAGTTGCCCGAGCAGGGCGGTAAAGACGGTGGTGCGCAGGCTGCTCAGCTCATCGGCGGCGGCTTGTCCGGTGGCGTCGCGCACCTGGCGCACTGCGTAGATCACCCCGATCCGCACCGTGACCCGCTGATGAATGCCGATGTTCAGCGCATTCAGTTCGGCGCTTTCCTGCAGCGGGATCAGCCACAGCGCCGGGGCGCGGGCCAGGCCGGTGTCGACGATGGCGGCGAAGTCCGCCGCGCCGGCCACCGGGATCGGGTCGAGGGCCGCGCTCAGGGTGTCGCGCAGCGCGCCGAGGTCGAGCATCTCAGTACCCGGCCAGGGTGTCGGCGCTGAACTGCCGCTCCGGGGCGACGTAAGCCGGCGCGCCGGCCTCGGCGGACGGTTCCGGCGCGGTCGGCAAATCCAGTTGCGCCCGCCCGGCCGCCACGTCCTTGAGGTACAAGCGGCTGTCTTCGTAGCGCTGGCGCACCGCCTCGGGCACCGCCAGCGGGTAGAGCCGGAACCTTGCGATGTCGCAGGCCACCGCCCGCAACCGGGCCGGGGTGGCGCTCAGCGGCAGGGCGTAGCGCACCCGCAAGTAAGCATCCATTTCGGCTGCCGCATCGGCTAACACCGCGTCCAGATAGGCGTGGTCGATCTCGCCATCGCCGTCGCGGTCGGTCAGTTGCAGCAGCTCGTCGATGCCGAACAGGTCGGTTAAATCCGCCTCAGTGCAGTAGGTCATGCCACGGCGTCCTGGAAGAAAAAGCCCAGATCGGTGGCGGTCACCAGCTCCTTGAGGTATTCGCCGACCCGCACCCGAGTGCCGCCCCGCAACCCGATATCAGGATCGGGCCGGCTGCCCGCTTGGCGTCCGCCCCACTGGGCGCTAAACCCGAAGCTGGTGCCCCGGCTGGCGCTGGCAAAGTTGTCGCGATAAATCGCTGCGGCGTGTTTGCCCCACAGCCGCCCCAGACTGGCGGTTTGGCCCTTCTTGGCGCTGTTGACCCAGCCTTGCCCGATCAGGACCGCCTCCAGTTCCAGCGCGGCCGCGAACTGCTCGCGGGTGACGATGCCCGCCGAACCGTTGGGACCGTACACGGCGATGGCGACCTTGGGATGCTGGCGCAGTTGCGACCAGACCGCCTGCCCAAGGATCAGGATGTTGGGGCGCATCACGCAGCCGTCCAGCGCGGTCAGGATCGCGGTGATCGGGTTGGAGTTGGTGTAATCCGACCACTGGGTGGTGCCGGACAACTGGGTGCGGTTGGTGGTGGCGGTGTAACTGGCGGTGTTAAACACCAGGTTCGCCACCCGCTGTTCGCGGTCCAGCGCCAACAGATCGCTCAGCCCTTCGGTGGCCCGCAGCAGCGGGTTGTAGTTGGGCGGGGCGTTGTCCAGATCGGCCTGCGGGATCGCGTCTTCCAACCCATAGCCGATGCAGTAATCGGCCACTTCGGTGGCGGAAAAGTTGATTTCCGTGGGCCGGCTGGTGCGCCCGACCTTGGTGTCCGGGATCGTGAACGATTCGGCCAGGGTGTGCTTGAGGTACTTGAATTCCTGCTTGCTGACCGGAACCCGGGGCAAGACCTGATCGGCAATCAGGTTCGCGTTGCGGTAGCCAATGGCAACCGCGGTGAGTTCCGGTTGAATCGGAAAAGAAGCGTGGGCCATGGCGGTTCTCCTTACCAGGCGGTGTCAATGATGCGGTAACGGACGCGAACCTTGAGCGGACTGTCGCCGGTGGCGATGTTGCCGGTCGCCATAAACAGCACCAGCGGCGCATTGGCGACCGGGCTATGGGCGGCGGCGCTGGTGGGCAACACCCAGCGCACCGCGTCAGCGGTCGCGGTCAGGAACGGATCGGCTTCGATGGTGGCCAGCAGCGCGCCGGAGCCGTCGGTGTAGCGGATTTCCAGGTCTTCGCCGGAGGCCACTCCGTCATAGGCGGTGGTGGCGTAGTCCAGGAACAGCACCGCATCGAGCAGCGCCAGGGCTTTGCCGGCGCCCGGCGCGGCCACCAGAGTGATCGGGGTGGTGTTGAGCGCCTTGACCTGGGCGGCGGTGACGGTGACGGTTGCGGTGGCGTCCTGGCTGTCGGTGATCCGCCCGCTGGGCGCGACCAGCACCGGGATCAAGTCATTGGCGGCGGCGGTGACCAGGGCAATTCCGGCGTTGCGGTCATCTTCGCTGGCGGTGACCGCCTTCCCGGTCGTGTCGCTGGTGACCAGCGCGCCCCGGGCGATGATGCCCCCGGCTTTGAGGGTGGCAATCCCGGCCAGAATCACATCGGCGCGGTCGCCGCTGACGGTCGCCAGTTCGTCGGTGGCCCCGATGATCGGGTCGGTGGCGGCGGCGGCGGTGATGACCGTGCCGTCAGCGGACAGTTTGACGAAGCGGTACGGCTCAATCGCCGCGCCAGCGGTGAAGGTTTTGATCAGCAGCGGGTTGTGCATCAGGCGGCTCCCTTCAGGACGTGAGCAACGGCTTCGGCCATGGACACCGGAGTGCCGGCCTGGGCTTGGGCGTGTTGATACTGTTGGGCGGCGTGGGCCAGGGCGTCAGGATCGGCGAAGGCCACGGCAGACCCGGGGGGGGCGGCGCTGCGTTCGCTGAAATCGACTTGTACCGGCAGGCGCTGCAAGAACGCCTCAATCCAGGCGCGCGGGGTGCGATTGACGACCGCGCCTTCTTCGGCGAATTCCAGCGGGGCCAGGTCGGTCAGGGCGCTGAGTACGGTGGCCAGCCCGGCTTGATCGCGCGGCAGCAGGCGGCCTTGCTTCACCAGGTGTTCGGCAAAGGCGGCGTCCAGGGCGCGGCGCAGGGCGGCCTGTTCGGTGCGCAGGGCGGTTTCCCGGGCAACCAGGTCGGTTTCCCGCTGGGCCAGGGCGGCTTCACGGGCGGCATAGACAGCAGGGGTTTCGGACATGGGCGGCTCCGGTTCCGGTTGAGTGAATTCGAGGGTGAGCAGATCAGCGGCGTCCGCTTCGGCAAAGGTCGGGGTGCGCAAGCCTTTCACGGCGGGCGCGGCGGCGCCGAGAAAGCCGACATGGCGCAGGTAGTACACGCCGGGGACCGGGTTGCTGGGCGCGGTCGGGGTGAAGAAGGCGGCGGACAGTTTCTTGAAGCGCCCGGCCTGCACCAGCTCGGCGAAGGCGGGATCGAGTTGATCGGGTTCGGCCAGCAGCGCGCCCTCCTGAAAGGTGAGGGCCTTGACCCAGCCGTAGGCCGGTTGATCGAGGGCCGGATGACCGACCACCAGCGGGGCTTGGTGCTGGGCGGGATCGTAGGCGCGGGCGGTGGCGTCCAGATCGGCGGCGCTGAAGGTGAGGGTCTGGCCGCTGGCGGCGGTGTGGGTGCCGGGCTTGAAGATGTGCAAAGGGGCCATGGTTCAGCCTATGAGAAGGGGTAAGCGCATAAGTATAAACCGGTATCAGTATACAGGTTTTTACTAATGTCAAGGCAAAAAAAGACCCGCTGGAGCGGGTGTGAGGGTCAGGGTTGC